GTGCGATAATTGCGACGTAGTGATTAAATATAAGAATTGTTCTCAATGTGATGAGCAATATAATAAGAAGAATTTAGTTGAAGCCATTAAGGGATCTAGTGAATTTGGGTGCCAAAGGTGTCAATCATGAATCATGATACTTTAGAAAGAGCAATAGTTGAGAAGTTTATTGAATCTATGACTAAACCATTTAACGAAACCAAAGAAATAAATAATGAATTATTAAAATTAGTAGCAAAATATAGGTCTAGACTAGGTGAAGACTCTTGGATGCAAAGACAATTTAACAAAGGTGAACCGGATTATCTATGATTTGTATCGAATGTAATCAGAGAATTAGAGAAGGTAATTATATTGGAGTGCCAACCGATACAGGTAAAGTATTATGCAAAAGGTGTGAGGATATGTATTGGTTTATGGTGAAAAAATGATTTGTAAACGGTGCGATGGTAAAATCCATAGTGGTAAAATAGAGAAAATAATGAACGGTCCACATATGGGGATCTATTGTCGGCATTGTTTCCAAGCAGTTTTAAGAGACGCCTAATTAATAAGGAGTACTGTAATGGGGTGTCATGGTCTCACGTCGTAAAGCTCGCACTAGAAGAGCAAAAAAATCGTTTAGTGTTTCAGCTATTGAAGTCGGAACCGCATTATCTTTAAGTCAATCAATCGGATTGCCAGCCGCAATTAAAACCGCAATGTCTGGTAATATAGAAGGGGCATTAACTAGTATATCAAGTAGTGCATTATCCAATAAAAGTAAAATCGTCGGGACTTTAGGGGCGGCTTTTTTAGGAAAGATGTTAACAAAAGGATTTACAAGTTCACGACTCGCGAAGCTGGGACCGATCTCAGTTCGGGCTTGATGGAGAAATAAAAAATGCAATATAGAACACGAGAAGGTCAAATTTCGGCCGCAGATACAGTAAGCTCTTTGGGTGGACTTTATGGGATTGCCACGGCAACCGCCATACAGGTACCTGCAAACGTCAGTAAAATAGTTGGTTTGATGGTCAGTGTTGCCACTGATGGGGCCGCGAATGCATCAAGTACATTTGCCGTTCAATTACAAGGTGATGGACTTACCTCAGGAACCGAAACACTAACCGTTGGATCGCTTACCGTAGATGGCACAAACGCTTCAAACGGTAATTTTACACTACCATTTCAACAAGCAATAGACATCCCAGTAATTGCGAGTAACCAAGTTTCCGTGGCCGGAATTATGGCCGGAGACTCTGGCACTGTGGAAATGGCCTGTACCGTGGTTTTTGCTTAATTTGTGGCTTATAATCGTAAAGCAATAGCTCCATGGTCTTTAGAAAGAGAGCAGGGTATAGAATCGGCAACCGTTGATTCTAATATAGAAACACCTCAATATTTACAACCCGTAGTTAATACGGGAGTTATAGATCTAAACGGGAACTGGATCGGACTTAGAACTAGTGATAAACTTTTTACTATAGATCCTCCACATTTAGCCGTAGCAAATGGGGCCGCCGTATTAAGTCCACAAAAGGCAGACCATGAATATATTGATATGACCGGTTTCAGCGATCTCTTTATCGCTCTTAAACCTAGTGCTACTGGAAACTTTGCTATTAGTGCGGTTATGGGACCGGCTACCTATCCATTTGCTAATTTAGCACCGGTTAACGCCGCCGCTATCTTAAAAGGCAATTCTTCTTTTGTCCCTAGTACTACTGATAATTTATTTGTTGATACTAGCGAAGCATTAACCGCCGACGTATGGAATATATTTGCTATTCAAAATAGATTAAAAGACCAAAAGCTATTGCAGTTTAAACTCACTAATAATACTGGCGGTATTTCAGACATAGAATTTGCATATCAAAGGATCGTTTAGATGCCTACCAAACAAGAACGTGAGTATTACCGTATGGGTTTTCAAGACGGTATGTTTTCAAGTGGGACACGGAAAAGTATGCCTTCAACCAAACAGTTTATAGAAGAATTAAAAACAGGACCAAAACCTAAACGTAAACTATCAGCTTGGAATAAGTTTGTTAAGGCTAACAGTAATAAGAAGATCTATAAATTTGCAAATGGTAAATTAAAGCTAAAGAAGATGGGGATCGCATTTCGTAAAACTAGGGCCGGCCGCAAAAAATGATAGCTGAAATGCTGATTTTATTGCCTCTCGTGTTTAAAAAAGGGGGGGGTAACGGCTTTGTTAAGCCGCCATATGTTCACACGGGAGTCGCAATTAGAGATAACCCAAATAGTCCTAGTAATATGGCAAGTGGTTTGTTTGAAGTGGGACAAATAGAAACGATTTCTCAAAGTTTCACACTCCCTAGTTTTGATTATACAACCGCATATCTTGAAGGTGCAAAAGGTTATGAACCTGAAAGTATCGAAATGAAAATAAAAACCGGTAGACTTTGAAATGTATGCATTAATTCCCGACGGCTACACGTTAAAAAAAGTAACTAAGGCCCAAAATGACGCAGTTAAAGATTTAAAAAAACATAACGATCTAATCGCTATACTTAACAATCCACAAATAATTTCTATAGTTGCCGGAGTTGCGACGGGTGCCTTTTTAGCTAAAGCTATTAGCGAAATAGATTTACCAGATATCCCAAATTGGGAAGATATTAAACCCAAAGTTATAGAGAAAAGTAAACAAACTTCTTTTTTGATTAGTCCGTTTGCACCACTCTATTATGGGGCCAAAAAAGGTGCCGAATTGGGTGGCGTAAGTGAAGAGGTTGATAAGGCCATGAAAATTTTAAAAGATTTATTACCATTTTAGGCTTAACGGGTCGGTTTACACTATTCATTATACACTAGTTGTTTTACCGGCCGACCCTATGCATTTGTATGGTAATCGAACCGATAACATTGTTAGCATATGCGATTGTTTGGACAATATTTTATTTCTTTTTGTCCGAACACATCGCCCAAAGGTCAAGAAAGACATGGACTGCATGGGTCCAAAGTGAAGAAAGTGATGAAGTTCTAGTTGAAGCACTTGAAGCCGTTATTAACGAAATAGAGGATAGGATGCACACTAAACTTGAAGACTTCCAAAGTTCTTTTTTTGGGTCCGTTGGATCTATGGTAAAGAAAGGACAAGATATAGATCCTATGAATAATTTAAGAAAAGCCGCCAAAAATCAAGATTGGACCAGTTTAATGCTTGAGTACGTAGCTAATAAGAGTGGTTTAGGTGGGTTAAATAGCATCATCCAACCCAAAGAAGCCCCAAAAGAGACAATTTTGAGTCCTAAACTAGACTTAAAGTAGTATAATTGTATATATTATATGTATGTATAACTGTATTTATGTATGTATACCGTCTTATTTTTAGTGTTTTAAAACCGTGTGGTTTATATATTACTTTCTATAATAGAAATTATGCAAAGTATTATGGTAGGGACATTTTTCAATACTCTATTATACATACATATATAGATACATATTATATACAGTTCGCTATTGTCTCATTATGGTAAAGCAACTGGGGAGACCTGCGGAAGTAGATTCCGAGGGTAATAAAATCAGCAAAAGTTTAGTCAATGTGACTATTCCAACTAAGTTAAGAGATTTCTTAGCTAAGGGCATAAATGGCAAACCTATAAACAGGTCACAACTATTTACACGGGTAGTTACTATGCTATATTGTCACGCTCTATGTCCTAAATGTTATGAAACTAACATAACTGACGGTATAATGGCTATAAGGTGCGATAATTGCGACGTAGTGATTAAATATAAGAATTGTTCTCAATGTGATGAGCAATATAATAAGAAGAATTTAGTTGAAGCCATTAAGGGATCTAGTGAATTTGGGTGCCAAAGGTGTCA